TCTCGTCGTCTATCCCAAGGGAACGGCAACGAACGTCAGGCGAGAGCCCCGGAATTGCCGCGGCTTGAAACCGATGTGTACGGAATGGTTGGCAGCTATGGGCCCGATGTTTGTGAATGGGCGTCCGATCATCTCGGTATCGAGCTCATGCCATGGCAACGGCACGTGCTCGAGCAGCAGCTCGCATTTGACGCCGATGGCCTGTGGTGTTCAAACCTTGCGCTTGTGTCTACAGCTCGACAAAACGGCAAGAGCGTGGCGATCAAGGCGCTCATCGGCTGGGCCTGTACCGAGTATCCCAAGATCAAAGGCGGCCCGGTCAAGGTCGTCTCGACCGCGCACAACCTCAACCTCGCGGTCAGCATGTTCCAAGAGCTCACCCCGATACTGGCCGACAAATTCGGCGGAAAAGCCAAATACAGCTTCGGCCGCAACGAAATCACCCTCCCCGGCGCGACATGGATTGTCAAAGCCGCGAACCCGTCCGCACCTCACGGCCTCGCCGGCATCGACTTCCTCATCGTCGACGAAGTGTGGGGCATCAGCTCCGAAACCCTCGACATCGGCTTCCTCCCCACCCAACGCGCCAACCCGAACCCGCTGTGCTCAATGTGGTCCACCGCCGGCACCGAAGACTCGACGTGCATGCTCCGCCACCGCGAAGCCGCGCTCCGCTCCATCGACACCGGCGAACCCTCCCCCATCTACCTCGCCGAATACTCACCCCCACCCGACCTCGACCCCATGACCCCCGAAGCATGGGCGTACGCCAACCCAGCCCTCGGCCACACCCTCCAGATCAAAACCCTTGAGCGCGAATCCACCGCACCCAACCGCGGCGGCTTCCTCCGCAGCTCCGTCAACCTGTGGGTCCAAACCGACGCCGGCTGGCTCAACCCCGGCCAATGGGAACGCAACCACACCGACCAACCCCCGCTCCCCGGCGGCGTCCTAGCCTGCGAAGTCTCCGTCGACGACGGCCGATACGTCGGCATCCGCGTCAACCTCAACGCCGATCAACAGCTCACCGCCACCGTCGCCCTCATGGCCGACACAGTGCACAACTTCTGGGCCAAGGTCCGCGAACAGCTCGAGCACAACCCCGGCCTACAACTCGCCATCAGCCCCACTCTCGACAACAACTGCCCACCCGAACTAGCGCGCCGCCGCATCATTGTCGGCTACCAAGAAATCACCCGCTACACCGCGGCAGTCAAACAAATGATCGTCGAAGGCCGCCTCCACCACACAGGCGAAACCATGCTCGCCGAGCACGTCGGCCGAGCCGTCGCGGTCAAAACACCCGGCACCATCGCACTCTCATCCAACAAATCACCCGGGCCCATTGAGCTCGCCCGCTGCCTCGTCTGGGCCGCCGGCATCGCCAACCGACCCGTCAGCACCGTCCGACCCATGCTTGTCACAACAAAACCGCGGCACGTCGCCTAACATCACCTCATGGGATTATTCACACCAAAGCCAGTGCACCAAATGGTCGTCAAAGAATCCGCCATCGGTGCCGCGGTAGGTGCAGCCGGTAACCCGCTCGTCGGACAATTCATCAACTACACCACCGGCGCCGACCGGCTCGCCGCGCTTCGAGTCCCCACCATCAGCCGCGCCCGCGACCTTATCTGCGGCATGATCTCATGCCTCGAATTCCGACAATACGGACGCCAATGGAATGGCGAAGACTACGAACGCATTGACATCCCACCCGACGTATGGTTCGGCCAACCCGACCCCAACGTCACACGCAACTTCATCATGAGCAACACCGCCGACGACCTCATGTTCTACGGTCGCGCATTCTGGGTAGTCACATCACGCAAAGCCGACGGATTCCCCAACGCCTTCACATGGATTCCCGCCGCAGACGTTACCACATGGGACCAAGCCGGCCCGCAATGGTGGGGACCCTCCAACCAGATTTATTTCCAAGGCATTCAACTCGAAACCAAAGACGTCGTCCAATTCCTCAGCCCCATCCCCGGACTACTCGCCACCGGCAGCCGAGCAATCAACACCAGCATCCGCCTCGACGCCGCCGCGGAACGCTTCGCCACCATGCAAGTCCCCGCCGGCTACCTCAAACAAACAGGCGGCGAACCCATGAGCGCACAAGACCTCGCCGACCTCGCCGCGGCATGGGCCGACGCCCGCGAATCATCCGCCATCGCCGCGCTCAACGAATTCGTCGAATGGAAAGAATCAAATATCGACCCGTCAAAAATGGAACTCGTTAGCGCTCGCCAATACCAAGCCGTCGAGCTGTCACGAGTCGCCAACATCCCCGCCTACCTCGTCAACGCACCCGTCGGCTCCGGGATGACATACCAAAACGCGCAGCAAGCCCGCCAAGACCTGTACCTGTTCGGCGCCAAGCCATACATCGACTGCATCGAGCAAACGCTGTCCATGAACAGCGTGACACCACGAGGCCGTTACATCGAGCTCGACGTTACGTCGTACCTCGAGGAAAACGGGCTGGCGGGCCAGCCGGACACTGCTGCACCGGCTGGCTCAGGCAGCTCACTCACACCATCGGAGGAATGACATGCCCTACTACGTCACCGAAGAAGCCGAAGGCTGCGCCGGCTACGGCGTCGTCAAAGGAGACGGCGAGCTCATCGGCTGCCACCTGACCCAGCAAGACGCCATTGACCAAATGGTCGCCATCAGCCTTGACGAAGGCATCGAGCCTGGCGGCATGCTCGAAGAGATCGAGGTCGAATCGGCCAGCCCGATTAGCACTTTCCGCATGGCCGCGCCTGGCATCAAGCTGCTTGAGGCCGAGGAAGGCAAAGCCCGCCGCGAGATCAGCGGCTTAGCCGTCCCGTACGACGTCGAAGCCACGGTTTCCGACGGCACCCGCGTCAAGATCATGCGCGGCGCCCTTCCCGTCGACGGCCCAGCCCCGAAACTGCTCAAGTACCACGACGGCAGCGAAGTCGTCGGCCTCGTGACTGCCCGCAAAGACGAAGAAGACGGCATGTACTTCACCGCCCGCATCTCCAAAACCCGCGACGGCGACGACGTCATCGAGCTCATCAAAGACGGAGCACTTGACGCGGTCAGCATCGGAATCGACCCCATCAAAGCCACCTACGACAAGACCGGCACCCTTGTCGTCAAAGCCGCCAAATGGCGTGAGCTCTCAATCGTCGGCGAACCCGCATTTGCCGATGCTCGCATTACACAGATCGCAGCGACTAGCATCCACACCAACGACACAAAGGAGTCGACCACCATGGAAGCAATCACGAACACGCCGGCCGAGCAGCCCGCACCGGCTCCCACCGCGCCCATCTGGGCCGAAGCTCGCAAAGTCCCGTCGCGTCTCCCGTCGGCCGCCGAATGGATTAGCGCCTACGTGCAGGGCGGCAGCGCATTCGCAAACATCAACAAGCTCATCGCCGATCATCAGGCGTACCACAACCCGGTCGCCGCGGCAGCTGGTGACATCGCCACCACCGACACACCCGGCTTGCTGCCCGTGCCAGTCGTCGGCCCGGTGTACGACAACATCAACTACCTGCGACCCGTCGTCACCGCCATCGGTGCACGTGCAATGCCGCTCGGCTCCGGCAAAGTGTTCAACCGTCCTGAAATCACGACGCACACCAGCGTCGCACAGCAGACGACGGAACTCACCGGCCTCAGCTCGACCACCATGGTCATCTCAAGCAACAACGTGACGCGCCTCACGTTCGGCGGCACCGTGCTCGTCTCCGAGCAGGACGTCGACTGGACGGACCCCAACAGCGTCAACATCATCCTTCAGGACCTCGCTGGACAGTACGCCGACGCAACCGACGACTACGCAGCCGACCAGCTGCGCAGCAATTCCACCGACCAAGGCACGTGGGCCGGCACCGCGGCAACGATTCTCGCGGAAATCTACGCAGCCGCGCAGCTCATCGCAGCCAACACCAACGTCCTCCCGACGCACATGTTCGTTGACCCCGAAATGTGGGCCAAAATCGGCTCACTTGTCGACGGACAGAACCGTCCGCTGTTCCCGACGGTCGGACCGTTCAACGCCGCAGGCATCCAGAACGCGGCAACGTGGAACGGTAACCCGCTCGGCCTCACGATGGTCGTCGACAAGAACTTCGCGGCCAAAACCGCCATCGTCGGATGCGCGGCAGGTCGCTTCGCTGGTTTCGAGATCTACGAAAACCAGCGCGGCCTCATCGCCATTGACAAGCCCGAAGTTCTCGGACGCCAAATCAGCTTCCGCGGATACTTCGCCACGTTGATGATCGACGGCACCAAGTTCCGCCGCTTCACCTACGCCTAAGCGGGAGGCCGCCACATGGCGACCTACACCATCACCAACAAACAAGTCGTGGACAACGTGGGGGTCGTACAGACCCTCACGGACACGCCCATTCAGCCTGGTCAATCCATCACGATCAGCGGCCTCACAGGCTTCAACGGCACCTACACCGTCACCGCCTGCCCTGCCTATCTATTCCTTGGCGTCGACGAATACGGCGACTACCGCTACGACACAGCTGTCATCATCCCCAACCAAATCGCATTCGCGCTCACCGCGGCAGACGAAGACCGCCAACCAGCAGCCGGAACCATCACATACACCCCCACCTGCACATGGGTCACCACCGGCGACGTCGAGGACTGGCTCGGCTTCACCGTCACACCAGCCACATCCGACGCCGATCTACTCACCATGGCCGTCGGCGCAGGCAACCAATTCGCATGGCGCCGCCGCCTTGAGGCTGGCTACCAAGACAGCCTCACCACCGTCCCCAGCCTCGACGTCAAGCTCGGAACCGTCATGTACGCCGGCTACCTGTACCGCCAACGCGGCAGCATCGACCAATACGCCAGCTTCGACCCACTCGCCACCGGCGCACCCGTCGGCGGCAGCTTCGGCGACATCATGCGCCTCCTAGGCATCAACCGCCCCGCGGTGGCCTAATGTCCGACATCTTCAACGACGGCTTCGACACACTCGTCACCAAACTCGGCACGATCAGCGGCCTCCCAGTCGTCGTATCCAGCGACCCGCGCAACATCAACCCGCCCTGCGTCTACGTCGACGCGCCCAGCTTCCTCGTGCCCACCAACACCATCGCCCACATGCAATTCAGCATCAAAATCATTACCATCGGCCCCGGCGACCGCAAAGCACTCGCCAAGCTTCTCGAGCTCGCCGACAAAATCCGCGCCGCCAAAATCGGCCTTACCGAAGGCCGCCCAACCGTCGTCAACATCGCTGGAGCCGAATACGCCGCCTACGACCTCACCATCGACACCAAGGTCGCCCCATGAAATACATTGTGCATCGCGAATTCGCCAACCACAAACCCGGCGATCTTATTGACGGCGATGGCCTCAACATCGCTTACCTCGTCGCCAACGGCATCATCGAACCCGACATGCATGACGACACAAAACCCGCAAAGCCTGCTAGAACTAACACCAAGAAACGGAAGGACTAACCATGGCCACAGTCACCTATCTCGCCAACCCTGTCGTCAGCATCGGAGCAGCTACGCCCGGCACCGACATCACCGACCAGTGCGAATCGGTCGTCCTCACGCAAAACGTCGAGGCGCTCGAATCCACCGCTTTCGGTGTCAACGGCCGCCGCTACGTCGCAGGCCTCCAGAACCACCAATGCGTCCTCACGTTCCTCATGTCGTACGCCTCAAGCGAAACGTATGCTCTGCTCCAGCCGCTCGTCGGTACCCAGTGCTTCGTCAGCGTCAAGCCGACCAGCGGCGTCGACTCGGCCACAAACCCGAAGTTCGAGCTGGCCGAAACTTACCTTGAGTCGCTCGACGTCGTGAACGCCGCGGTCGGTGAGCTCAGCCGCGTCCAGATCACCCTTCAGGGTGGCGCGCTCACAATCGACACGACCAACCCGTAATCCACAGCACACCAAGGAGCAGCAGCAGTGCAGCTAACGATCAAGGTCGACTACCGGCAACCCTCAGGCCAAGCCATCACCGAAAAAGCCGCGATCACGCTCGCGGACTATGCCGCGTGGGAACGCAAAAGCGGCAAAGTAGTCCAGCAGCTACAAACCGGCATGGGCCTCAACGACCTGCTCTACCTCGCATGGCATCGGCTTACCAAAGCCGCCAAAGAAAACCGCACCTACGAAGTGTGGTGCGAATCCGTCATGGAGATCGAAGTCGAAGGCCTCGAAGCCGCAAACCCTACGGAAGCGGCAGCGTCCGACGCCAACTAGCGGAGCTGCTGCTAGCGGTCGGATGGTGGCCGCCGGGAATCGAATTCGACAGCAGCGACCTCGCCACCGTCCTACTATTGGCGGAGAAACGTAACAAACGAGGCCGACGATGACCGCCAACACCAGCATCACCATCACCGGCATCCAAGACACCCTTCGCGAGCTCCGCAAAGTCGAACCTGACCTCCGCAAAGCATTTGACCGCCGCTACAAAGACATCCTAAAACCCGTTATCGACACAGCCAAAGGCCTCGTCCCCGAACTACCACTCTCGGGCCTCGCCCGGTCATGGCAAAAAGGCCGACTCGCACCATGGGACCGCCGCGCAGTCCAACGCTCGATCACCTCAAAGGTTGACACGCGCCGCGGCCAAACAGCCGTCATGCGAATCCAAATGAAATCCGCTGGCGGCTCAGTCTTCGACATGGCAGGCCGACGCCGCGACAACACCTTCGCACGACGCCTCGAAGGCAAAGGATTCGGCGGAGCCAGCCGCGTCATGTGGTCCGCGTACAATAGACGCGAAAACAACGTCGACCGACAAATCAACGAACTCGTCGACGACCTCACCCGCACCATCAACGAGAGGCTCCGCTAATGGCCATAACAATCCCCATCATTAGCGAATTCGACGGCAAAGGCATCAACCGCGCCATCAGCGAATTCAAGCAGCTCGAAACCACCGGCGAAAAAGCCCAATACGCACTCCGCAAAGCCGCACTCCCAGCCGCCGCAGCCCTCACCGGGCTCGCAGCCGCGGCAACCATGGCCACCAAAGCCGCAGCCGAAGACGCCAAAGCCCAAGCCCTCCTCGCCCAAACCCTCCGCAATACCACCGGCGCCACAGACGCGCAGATCGCCGCTAACGAGCAATACATCGCCACTACCGAACGCGCCGCCGCGGTGTCCGACGAATTCCTGCGCCCAGCGCTCGGCAACCTTGTCCGCGCCACCGGCAACGTCACCCAATCCCAACAGCTCCTCAACCTTGCCCTCGACATCTCAGCTGCCACCGGGCGCGACCTCGAATCCGTCAGCATCGCACTCGCCAAAGCCGCCAACGGTCAAGCCACAGCCCTCCAACGCCTCGGTGTCCCCCTCGACGAAGCACTAGTCAAAACCAAAGACTTTGAGGGAATCGTCAGTGTCCTCACCGACACATTCAGCGGAGCCGCCGCCGCAGCCGCCGACAGCTTCGAGGGCCGCATGGCCCGCGTCGCCATCGCCATCGACAACACCAAAGAAAACATCGGCAACGCCCTCATCCCCATCCTTGAGCGCCTCATCCCGATCATCGACAAAGCCGCGCTATTCATGCAAAACAACACCGACATCATCGTCAAAGCCGGAGCAGCCATCGCAGCCCTCTCCGCGTTCGTGCTCGCAGCCAACGCCGCCATGAAGATCTACAGCGCCACCATCATCGTCGTCGATCTCGCCACCAAAGCCCTCACCGTCAGCACGGGCGGCGCCAGCCTCGCCATGTCGAGCTTCGCCACCCGCCTCGGCATCGTCGGAGCCGCAGCCGCCGCGGTCGCCATCAGCATCCAACAGCTCGCCGCGGACGGAGGTTTCGCATTCAAGGGCCTCAGCCGCGCCGGCGTCGAATTCGCCAACCTCATGATCGCCGCATTCGAGAAAGTCGCTCAAGGCGTCAACTACATGATCAACACAATTATCAGCGGCTACAACGCCATTCCCGTCCTTCCCGACATCGGCTACCTCCCCGAAAATTTCAACATCGGCCGCATCCCCCTCCCATTCGGCCCCACAGGCGCCACCAGCCGCGCCTCAAACGTCCCAGACCGACTAGAACCCATCCCAAGCCTCACAACACCCACCCTCCCAATCGCGCCCATCAGCGGGCTCGAGGACATCGCTGGCGTAGGCGGACCCGGTGGAACGCGCACCCTCCCTGCCCCCGTCAGCGGCCTCAGCATCGACCCCCGAGCCCTAGCCCTCCCCACCTACCAACTCCCCACCCTCGAGGCCTACGGACAAACCGAATCCGCCCGCCTCGCCGACCTTGAACTACTCAACGCCACACCAGCCATCAACGTCACCGTCAACACCGTCACCGCACCTAGCGACCTCGGCCAAACCATCGTCGACGCCCTCATCCAATACAACCGCACCAGCGGACCCATCGACGTCCTCGTCGCA